GTTATCGCCTATCTTGAACACAACTTCAGTTGGATCAGCCTTAGCTACCTCCTGAATACGCTCCTTCTCTTTTGCAATGACCTTAGCTTGTTCCTTAGAAACCTTTTTGCCAGCAAACTGAGAATTGATTTCATCGTATATCTCTTTAACCTGACCAGCTACACCCTTCACTTCTTTGTACAGCGCACAGCCTTCCTTTACAAGCTGAAACGCCGTAGTCGCGGCAAAGAGGGCAGTTCCTATCGGCACATCATTTAAATCCGTGGTTCCTTGCGAAATCTACAATCATGTAGCCAACAGCACAAATGAAGAACCAAGCCAAGCCAGCCATTGTCTTTTCAATGATGGCCTCCCGAAGCCGAATACTCTGAGCCTCGCGCTTAATCGCTAAACGTACCCACTGCAATTCCTCATCTGAGATGGCGGGAATGATGTGGGAGACTTGTAGGGCTAAGGCTATGTCTGCGACCAGTTCTGCACGTTCTTCGGGTGTCATTGTTTCTCAATCAGTTGGGTTACGAGAGCCTCAAGTGCAGCAATTTTAGCGTCTTGTTTTAATACACGTTCGGCTAATTTGACCGAAGAAACCAAGGCGGCATTACCATAGGCAACGGACAAGATTCCATTGGCATCTGCAAATACAGCCTGTTCAAGAAACTTTTGAAGTTGTTGAGCAGACACACCAACCTGAGTTTCATCCATGTCCAAACGGTCATAGATTCCATGCTTGAGTTGAGCAAGAAGTTCAACAAAATTGTCTTGCAATGGCCTCCAGTTTGTTTTCAGCGTCTCATCAGAGTTCGCTGTAACCGTACCGCCGCAAGTTAAGTTGGTTCCGTTAAAAGTCAAGTTGGCAGAACCAGCCATTGTTCCAGCATTGTTATAGGTAACTTGAGTTGTTGTCCCAATCACAGCACCAGTTCCGTTTGATGCCGCAGTCAATCGACCCTGAGCATCTACCGTAATGTTTGCCGCAGAATATGAGCCAGCCGTTACCGCAGTATTAGCAAGAGCAATCGTTCCAGTAGTCGTAATCGTGCCGCCAGATAAACCTGTACTAGCAACAAGTGATGTGATCGTTCCTGTTTGCGCCCCAGTAGCAATTCCATCTAATTTTGTTGCGTAAACACCTGTCATGTAACCATTAACACCAGCAGATGCTGCAGACATACTAATTGCTGGAGTTGCGCCACCGCTAGAAACAACTGGAGCTGTTCCTGTTACGCTAGTTACCCCACCGCTTGAGCCGCTTGAGGCAGCAGTAATACGTCCTTGAGCATCAACTGTTAAGTTGGTTGCAGTGTATGAACCAGCGGTCACTGCTGTATTTGCTAATGCAACAGTTCCGCTAGTAGTGATAGCGCCACCAGACAATCCTGTACCAGCCGTGATTGATGTAACCGTACCCGTGTTATTTGTATAACCAGATGGATTTGATGCCGCATAAGCGCCAAGGGCTGTTAAAGCCAAGGGAGCAGTGATAGCGCCTGTACCACCATTGGCAATTGCTACCGTACCAGTTACGTTTGCTGCTGTACCAGTCGTATTCTGATTAAGCGTTGGAATATCTGCTGCAACCAAAGCGCGAAATACTGGAATGCCACCACCGTTGGGAGCGCCAAGAACATAGTTTGCTGTTTTTGATGCGTAAGGGTTTTGCGTGTCGCCATAACCGCTTGCAAGACTGATTGCTGGAGTTGTGCCGCCACTAGAAGCAACAGGAGAAGTACCCGTAACTGAGTAACTGTGCCTAAGTTGGTTGTGTACCCGCTAGGATTTGTTGCTGGATATGCGCCAAGGCTTGTCAATGCACCCGCTGCTGTGGAGGAGTTTGTCCCTCCGTTTGCGATAGGCAATACACCGTTAACACCAGCCGTGAGAGATACAGTATTCTTTTCCCAAAGACTTGTGGTGCTGTTCCAAACAATAGTCTGACCATTGGTCGGGCTTTGTGCGCTTACGTCATGGAGTTCGTCTAGCTCATATCCGTTCTGAACTTTGACAAGCAACTTACCATGCACAGCATGAGCGTATTCAACAATCGCTACATACACCAAATGCGTAGGCGCATAAGGTTTAGTAGCAGTCAAAGCGCCTGCAACAGTGCCGCTTAGATATAGTTGTTGTCCGTCGATAAAAGCAGAAGTATCAATCTCAGATACAACACCAATAACAGTTACAAAACCATTTGAGTTGTTGGCTAAGTCAGCGGTAATTAGGCCTAAAGTTTGAGCCGAAGTAGCCTCTGAAGTGGCGATTGCTTTTGAAACCGTTGGCTGTTGACCAATCGCTCCAGAGATGTAAACAGCAGTGCCTTTGGTAAGCGTAGCCCCAGAATTATTACGTACGGCAGTAACCAACGATGATGCAGGTGAGTTCTGAGATACCGAAAGGTCAACGCTTGTACCTGTTTGAGAAACAAGAATTGAGGCGTCAGCAGAAGTGATCGCTCCAATCGCCCCAAGGCTTGTCAAAGCACTACCAGCCGTAGTTGCTCCTGTACCGCCGTTTGCTACCGCAAGAGTTCCAGCCAGAACTACCGCGCCACCTGTTGCAACTGATGGAGTTAACCCAGTTGTTCCAGCACTAAATGTAACAACTCCACCACCACTTGCCGTTACATCAACAATAGTTTCAACCCCTAAAACGCTTTTCTTTAAAAACAACTTGCCATCATTGGTATTGATGGCTAATTCACCCAACGCCAGCGCGGTTGTGGTAGGAACTGCGGCTGGTGTTGATGAACGCCTTATTTTAATAATGTTTGCCATGTGGCTTCCTTTTGATTGCTATATAGCAGGATAAATGAACTTAGTATGTGCCGCCGTCGATTGTGATGCCATCAAAGGTAGTCAAGTTTGTGATTGAACCACCAGTGATTGCAACGCTTGCAGCACTTTGAGATGCGATTGTGCCAGCATCAGTCACTTGCGAAAGAGGAATAGCAATGTTTTGCTCAGTCAGGCTTGTCAGTTGACCTTGAGCATTAACCGCAGCAGTCACAGTCTTTGTTGCAGAGCCTTTTGTCGCCGCAGTAACACCAGTATTGGTAATGCTGAAAGTATTACCAGTCAACGTCAAGCCTGTACCAGCCTGATATGTACCTGCACCGCTGAATTGAGCAAACGTGATGGCTGTTACGCCAAGAGTGCCACCAGCATTAGAAGTACAAACCCAACCTGTATCTGACAAAGTTGTGCCAGTCTCAATAAACGTATAGGCAGAAACAACTTCTGACCATGAGTTCATATCAGCAGAACGCGCCCATGCAGTAGCAGAAGCAATATAAATACCGTTATCAGCCGCAGCAGTTTGATTCTTAACTAAGACACGATCTCCAGCAGTCAGCGATGACGCCCAATCTCCACCAGCCTGAGTAGCAAGACCAGACAAAGTAATATTGCCAGTCGTGCCAGCCACCACAGACGCCTTAACGTCAAGACCTTGAGCAACACTGTCAACGTAAATCTTTGTTGCTGCATCTTGGTCACTTACTGGGTCAGCCAAATTGGTGAGTTTCTGAGAACCCATGCTGAACGAACCCGTTGGGCTAGACAGATCAGACAGGCTTGCTTGTGAAGCAGAAGTAGCCAGACCTTTGCCATTAACGGTAATCTTGGTAAAAGTACCTACGTTGCTGTTGACAGTTGCAAGGGTCATTGCAATGTCAGCATTGGCAGAACCATCAAACGAAGCGGAGCCTGTCGCATCACTAGACACAGACAAAGTGCGCGATGTTGCTAACTTGGTAGCAGTGCCAGCGTTGCCATCAATAGAGCCGCTGATAGTGCTTGAGAAGGTCTTTACGCCACCAACAGTTTGATTGCTTGATGTGTCAACAAATGCGCCATTACCAGCAATGGCAATTACGGATGTTGCAGAGCCGCCAGAACCGCCTGTTCCTGTACCGTAGTACAGTGTGTTCGTTTGTTCATTAAATGCCAACTCAGCATTTGCCAAAGTTGTTGGAGCGCCTGAACCACCACCAGTGGCGCGACGCTTAATACGGATTGTGTTTGACATGATGTTTCCTTAAAAATTGCCGCCGTCAGATATTTCAGTCTGCGGGATGTTTGTCCAAGCGTTGTTCAAGAACATTAACGCATCGTAATTTTGAGCGCCAGACACACTAACGGGATAACCGCCAATAATGTCGTTACCACTCGGCCCCTGAACACCTCGATTGATTTGAACAATTTGAGTTGCAACAGGAGTCACCTGTACGTTCACAGAACTCGCCGCCTTCACACTCAAAAGAATGTTGTTTGCGTCTTGTACTGTGACGTTGGTGTTGCTTGGGACAGCCTTGACATTCAGAGTTGCCATGACGTTTCCCTTAGATTTTTACGATGCCGTCAGAGCGAACAATGAACAACAAAAAGATGATGTTGTCTTCCGATGGTGTGACGCCATTTACAGGAAAGCCAATTTTGATTCGACCAGAGAATCCAGCGCCATTGGCAGAGTTAATTGCCATTTCCGCATCTGAGTCAACTAAGTTCCATGAACTATCATCAATCACAAGCGTGAAAGAACCAGTCGCATCTACGCGATTGGAAATTGTCAAAGGGATTGCCGTTGGGGTCGGAGTGTAATTTCCAATGTCAAAAGACAAGCCGTAGCGAGTATCTTGAACATTGGTCAATGTACGACGAACAATCTGAGCATTGATTGTTGCACCAGTCAAATCGACTGGACTTACGCTATCTTCAGCCGTAAGAACTAGATTCCAATACGTTTTTTGCTGATAGACAAGTTCGCCAGTAATGCAAGGATTGTTAAATCCGCTTACTTGCGTGATAGAGTTTTTGTTAAATACTGCCAAGATAGTTCCCTGTTCTCAGGTTGTGACGCTCCCCATGTACTCACGGGGCTACGGGTCTTATCTTGTATTGTCGCTGAAAATCAAAAAGACTTCAGTATTTACCTTCAGCAAACACATTTACAAACACCGTGCCGTCTTCCAAGGCTTCAATCTCATGCCACTCGTTTGCAACCAAGTTCACGGGTTGTGTGTCTTTGGTCATGACAAGTTCTTTGCCTTCTTTACGGGCAACCATTGAACCTGCATGGCACATGGTCAAATGAGCGTAAATATGCTCATGACGTGGTAACCCGTGCCCTTTGTTGGCGTGGTACACGTTCATGGTTGCACCGTCATACGTTACTTGGTGTGCTGGAGCTATTACTTGTGTCATTTTCTTTCACCACTGGGATGTCTTGCCATTTGCTTGTGTACCCCATACCGCCGTGCGCATAACGAACTTGCAGCACTTGAACGCCATCTGCCTTTTCAAGCACACGAAACTCCGGGGCAGAGCCGGGATAAATCACAGCGTTTGAGCGCCAGTTGTTGTCGGTTGAGCCTGTGTTGCGACTGGTGTTGGCTCAAATGGAGCAACTTCACCAAACTCGCCAGCCATAGCCCGGTTGAACAACTCAACCCCATAAGCCATATCATCGTGGGGAGTTGCCCCAAACGGCAAGATTTCGGCAAACTCTGCAAATTTAACTTGCAAGGAAATGCAAGTGTGTTCTGCGTTTGCAAAAATAGGATTAGAAGCGGATTCGATTGTTAGCATTTAATTTTTCCTTTTTAAGCGACACGAACAGCAATACCAGTAGCGTATGAATAGGCTAATGCGGACCCTGCACTACCAGACATCCATCTCCAAGTCCCAGATAAAGTATTAGAACTTTGAGAGTTAGTACCCATGCCGTTGTTTGGGCCAGAAATATTGCCCATCCATGCTTGAAATTGATATGCTCCTGTTCCAGCAGCATAGTTACTACCGAAAGTAGGGGTAGCGTAATAACAACCGCTTACAGAACAAAGAACAGATACTGAAGCATAACTGCCAACAGTGTTTGCTCCGGGAGCAGCAATTGTTAAAGTTCCAGTGGTTGTAATCGTACCGCCAGATAATCCGTTGCCCGTTGCAATTGATGTTACTGGAGCCGAACTAAGAGTTGTTGCGTTACTAAACGTAATGCCTGTTCCATTAAGACTTGATGCCATGTTTTTCTCCGTTAAGGCTGTGAAGTAATCACGCCAGTGTTGTCGATTTGAGCGACCGTTACGCCATTATATTTAAAAACTAGAGTTGTACCAGACTGGGAAATAACCCAGTTTGCCGTACTGAAACTTGTTGCAGCAGATGCAGTTGCGGCATTGCCTGAAATATTGATAGGCCAAGTACCCGTAGCATCTGTTCCATCAGTCTTTGGAACAACAAGATTTGTTCTTGCCGCTGTTGCTGTACTAGCCCCTGTGCCGCCATTCGCCACTGGCACAGCGTTAACCAATCCATCGGTGGCATCTAATTGCCCCGTGGAATTAAGGTTGTTCGCTAGTTGCGATAAATTGAACGCCTGAGTCATGATTTTCCTTTAAGCCGCGCCCATTCTCGCAAAAGTTTGCTGATTGAGCAAGGTTACATTATTACCGAAAGGTGAAGCAAGAACCCAACTTGCCGCGCTTGCTGTGTAGTCCGAGCCTTTGGTCAACAAGCAACCATTGGCATAAACCTCCATTGACAGCGGATTACTGTTAAATGGATAGGTAGATTGACCCGTAACCGAGTAAGCCTGAGTGTTTGCAATGTTACTAGCAGGGACAGCCAAGTTGTTTGGAGTGAATTGAATCACAGACATACGACCAGTCAACGCCGAAGGGAACCCATCAATCGCACTTGTGGTCACGTTTACGTTGTAATCAATCTCGCTGTACTGAACTCCGTTGACAAAAATATACTCAAAGCCATTCCTGACTTGGTAAGTTGTTGGCAAGAAACTCGTAGTTGAGGTCAAATCTTGGTCGTAACGAGTGAATGGAGCGTAATTTGCACCAGCCGCACGATGGCGATAGATGGTCAATCCAGCCGTAGCGCCTGAGATTGTTGTTGTGAATGTGATTATTTTGGTGGTTTGATTAACCGATGAAACCGTATAAAGCGTTGGAGTGCCTGTATTTGTGAAAGACAGAACATCACCAGCCGCAACTTGATTCCAAGGCAAACCAGAGTACGTCACGGTATTTGTGGTGTTAGAAGCAATCGTAATGTTCAATGGCTCGTAATATTCACTGGTGCTGTTGCCGCGCATATAAATAATTACAATGCTTTCGCCAGTAAAGCAAGCCGTATTCATTACAACAGTCGTTCCAGTCTCACTGTATTCAGTTGGGTCAAGCAAGTCGCCGTTACGGAATACGAGAATCCAGCCAACTGTGTGAGTAAAACTAAAACTTGTTTGAGCAGCGGTTGCAATAAACACTTGCTCGGTGTAGTAAAAGTTATCAGCCTCAGTGAACCCTACAACTCGACCATATACGTCAATTGTCAAAGTTGCCGCAGTAAACGACTTGTTGTAAACACCAGCGCCAAAGTTCAAAAAGTCATGTAAGTTGACTTTCATAGAACCATCAGTGTTGTTGGTCACAGCCAAGAAACCATCATTTACGTTGTTACCAGTAGCTCCAGTCGTGATTGTTTGACCAGTACGAACATCAAGGTCAATGAAACTTTGAAGGCTTCCAGATGGGTCAAGCAAGGCCGACCATTGGCTTGTGTCATAGACCGAAGTCTGTGTTGGGACAAACGCGCCACCAAGGTTTAAATAACCAGCGTTGCCAACGTCAAAACTGAACTTTCGGTTTTGTCGGTTGGAATACAGAAGGTAATTCAAAGTACCAAATGCAGATACCGAATACCATGTATATAACGAAGCAGTTGTCCCGCCATTGGCTGTGTCGTTGTTGTAGATGCCGAAATACGCTTTGTTTCGAGGGTTGTAACTAAACCCAGTTGAACCAGTTGAGTCATCAGCGTAGGCAACTGCCAGCCATCGTTTGCTGAACTGGAATGTCAGTGGACGCCAATGCAACACAGCCGAGGATGCTGAAAAGTTGCTTGCTCCAAGCGAGTTGACATATTAGACAGCAAAGTACCAGTCACCTTGAGGGATATTACTCAGCGTGACATTACCCATTGAAGTCGCTGGAGCGTATGGATTACCACCAGCATTGACCGCAGTCGTGCCAGCGAAGAATCGCTGAGACAACGTAGGAGAGGCGTAAGCAGAATAATACACCTCGGCATATTGGACAATTCCATTACTCGCCGCAGTTACCGCAATATCAAACGAAGGAACTGGAGCCGAAGTTTGAATATTGACCACTGAAGGCGCATACAAGACACCAAAGCCCAAAGGTGAACCGATACCTGTGTTCGGTGATGGAGTGAACTGAGTGATGTTTTTATCGTCATAGACTTGAGCGTTGAACTCCATCAATGACAAAGAAGCCGTCACAGAGCCATCATCAGCAAACTTTTCGACAATCTGCGATACACGGAACGGCTTGGCAGTCCAGCCATAACTTGCGTTAGTCACGGTAACAATGTCACCAGCCTCAAGTTGGATACCAGAAAAGTCAACGTCAGCCTTGATAATCAAATCTTCCCGTGCCGCTTCCAAGAAACGATTGGCAAGATATTGAGCGCGAACACTGTTGTTCACCAAAGGCAAACTGATTGTCTGTTTATTGATCGGCTCATTTGGATAAAGCAAAGCAGGGTCAATCACAGCCAAATCAAAGATTGAACTGTTAAAACTGTCTTGAGCCGAACTATCTGGAAACTTGACTTCAGCAATGTTGTAACTGGCAGACAAGTCGATTGGAGACACCTGAATGGCAGAAACCATATTGCAATCATTCACGTCCATCACAAC